CCTAGTTCAGTTGCTAGGCCCCACGGACCTTAGCAAAGTGTTCAATGCCGTGACCACTGCCACGTAACCATGTTTGCCGGCTAGCATCCTCATCGGTTGAGGCTACCCCTGCATACTTTTTCCCACCTAAGGCAAAAAGATCATGCGAAAAAGCAGAAGTGGCGGCTTGCACTCAGCAAGCCTTCACCCCGTCAAGTGCTGTTTTGCCACCCAAAACCACACGAAGAAAACTCGAATATCGCTCGAACACGCCAGATCACTGGAAGCCACTTGAAAGACTCAAGAAAAGAAAGTCCCCGGGCACAAACCGCGCGGGTGATTAAAACTAAGTCCACCAATACGGTGCCGCCATTTCAACCAGGCGAGGGTAGGAATGAGGAGTAGCTCAAGAATTACCCGCTAACTTCAAATAATCGGGCACTTTGAGCAAACCATCCCATTTAGGTGGCGACGGAAAAATCGTCGGAGGTTCGGGCATCTCAAGATGGAAAAACCCATACAAGTCACGTACCCCATCGAGTTCAGAACTTGCGAACCGATGTGTTGCATGACTGTCGTTACCATCGACAAAAGCACCTGAATGTATAGACTGCAAAACAGCCTGGTCTCCTTCTAGAAAGACAAACCGAGAAAAATTGAGCGACAAAAAGTCCTTCTCAAGACAAAGCTGCACCCAACAAGGAACGCCACACCTGTCTATTCCACCCTGTTCCACGGCGAGCCGACGTTTCATGTGGCAGCCTACCCAAACACGCGGAAAATCTTTTATCACGGCGTGTTCGTCTGGGTAATCACCTTTCCAGTAATCAGTATAACGCTGCCAACCTTTAAAAGGCGAAACGCCAGCTGTGACTTTTCCGATCGCTACAATGAGAGCACCGATGATCGGATGATCACCGTACTTTAACCAAGCACTATATGCAGCCAAGCGCATCAAAAACATCTGTTTCTGCGGCCTGAGCAAAAGCCCTCGCTTTACCCATAGAAGCTTGAGAATGACCGCAGCGACGTTTCCATAGAGAAAACCCTCTTTCGCGTAGGTGCTGCAAAAGGGCGCTAATCCAGCTTCAGTGGCACGCACCTCAAGCCCCAAATCGAAACCCAAATCAGCGGACACTTCCTTAGATACGGTTCCAGTTGGAACTATTCCATCATCGCCTGAAACTATTTTCGGCCCCGGAGAAACTAATCCCCCCTGCTCAAAGAACGCATCCATCATCTCTTCCGAATCATCACCATTTGAAAAGCTCATAAAAGCATTCCACCACATATTGTACACGTTTAATATGCAGTTAGCCAAATACGTAATGTACTTGCCAGAATGGCGGCCATCTATGACTATGATAGCGTTCTTAGAGTGGACTTTCCTATTTTCCTTTGCGAAAGTCAACCGCATTGCTTCTGCCAAATCAAACCATCCGGCTTTTTCCAACACTTCCAAGATAAGCGCGCACTCGCAATGCGTAACTATCTCACGGCGCGCTGAAGACTCCCAAGAGGAAAAATCCGTAGTCGTATGGTCGGCCATTGTGGCTTCATCGATGACAGTTGCCAGTTGCTCAACCGTTAAACCGCATACCATATGTTGGCCGAGGTCACTGAACTTCAAGACCTCCAACGCCTCCAGCACTGCAGCAGTTTCGACTTCTTCCTTAATTCCCATTGTACAGATGATACGGGGCTTACCGCCTGATGTTACCCTGCTGTTGCCGCTGACATCAACAAAGGTTCGAGTTTTTACGTTACTCTCCTGCTTAAGAAAAACTCCGCAATTGAGGTATTTCTTCAACTCGCGTCCTGAGAGGGTACCTTCTTTCCCGCGTCGATAGATGTCTAGCCTGCGCTTAATTTCCTCATCGCTTTTCTTCCCTTTCATAACTCGAGCATAAGTAGCAGCAGGGTCCGGCTCCGGCCCCAAAGCACCTATCTTATCAGCGACTTGCGCAACCAACCTCCCATTCATCCGTTTACAAAATCTCTGGAATCCATCAAGTTTGGTAAACGGCGGTTCAGCAACAATAATTCGTGCTAAATATGCCTTCATGAGTTCAATCGTAGAATTACCGGGAAAGAAACCCGGTCCGCATTCTAAGCCATCAACAAGCGGTGTTCCGAGCGGTGCTATGCCAACGACGCCCGTCACAAATTTCTCTTGAACAGCTCTCGCTTTTATTGACTGCACGTAAGTACCTCTCTTCAACTTCTTCGAGTTGAACTGCAACACCATTACCTCCTCTATGGGCAATTTGGAACCCACGTAAGCGCGTGCATCCGGCGTCACGGCCAACCTGGCACGATCGGCCTCATAGCCCCCCACGAGCTGTGCAGGCTTGCCAGCAGCTAAAGCTCTCTTGTGTCTCCGTCGGATCGCGCGGATGCTATCCGCAGCTGCGGGGGGAATCGAGCCGGCCACGACCGCCGCTCCTGCTAATGCCTGAGGAGCTGCATCACCTGCCGTTAAAACTGGGGCAGCGCCGGCAGAAACTATTGCCGCTCCGCCAACGCCCGCAATTGATGGAGCCAATTGTGGCTCCAAAGTAGCCGGCACGGTTGAAACAATCGGTGGAGTGAGATTCGAAAGTGGAGAAGACTGATGCGGCCCAAATGCTGCAGCTTTAATGGAATCTCGGAAAAACTTCTGTCTTCCAATTGTCATTTCCTTCAAAACATGCTTCTGCGTAAAGTCTTCACTGAAATGCATAAACTTTGAAATTCCAAAAAGTCCAACCACGCTACCAATCCAAGGACTGTACATGTGGGCAACGGCATGAACATTCACTCCCCTAACGCGCGATATCGAAACCCTACCGGAAATGTCAGCTTCAATAGCACTCAGATTTTGAATCTTGCTACTTGCATATGATTCAAGGTAGGCACCAAACGCGACGTATGAAAACTGAAAACATTTTTCAAACCTACTAAATTCCTTTTCAGCACAAATCGCAGCTGCGATTCCAGAAATAACCAATGATTGCTCCTCGACGCTCTTAATCTCTACCAAGTCGCTCACAACAGTGAATTTAGTGAAAAGATTAGAATCATTACGCAGCACCGGATCCATGGCCAACCGCTGCACCAACACGTTATCTTGCTTGTCCATATGACGTCTTTCCATGTTTAAGGTCACATCAAACTTCTGGACAAAGCCAAGTCTTTTCTGAAACGGAACGATTAAATTCTGCACAAACCAACTCTCGGACATAAACCGATGCTTACGTTTTCGAACAACGAATTCCGGACCCAAAAACTTCTGCAAAGCACACAACCCTTCCGTGAGCTCAAAGGTTCGCGTGATCTCCTTCCCTGGAAGTAAGTCCGGAAAATCATCCCTTGTCCCTGAAATAGGCCTTCTCAATCTCCAATGGCGACTCCCGTCATGCTGCAACACAACGGTATTAACGTCAGGGCCCAAATAAGACAGCGCATCGACACGGCCTTCACAATCCAGCGCCAAAAAGTTTGAACCCAAGCTGTTGCAATACTTACCGAGGAAACCAGTCGAGCCCAAGCAATTGATAACCCAGAGGTCCAGTTCATGCTTGGGGGCATCTGCGTCTAGAATCAAGCCAGCATTGGCATAAATCGTGCTCGTTTTTAAACCAATTCCTGCCGAATTTGACACACCGGTTCTCGGAACCATGCCATTGGTCAGGCCCGTCGCCAACATATGTATGTCAGAATGGTATGCCTCAGACAAAACATGATGAGAAAACACTCTGAACAAACTGTCGAGATCTGGCTGCTTACCGTTGCCTGCTTGAACACAAGATATGCCACACATCGGACTTGAATGCATGTCACAAACTATCGAGAAGTCGTCATCCACTACATCGGCAAAGTTATCACCTAAGCGGTAAACTGGCCCAACATGCAAGTCACCCCCCAAGCCTTGATAGCTATCTGAAAACCTCTCCAGTTCTACCGGACTCAGATCACCTTCCATGTAAGTCCGATCATGAAGCAGTTCGAACAAGCCTTTAGAACTATAGTTCACAGCACCTTTCGGCGCCTCTGAAACAATAATGCCAGAATACCTATATTTAAGGGCAACCAGAAGCTTGTCCATGACTGCTTTCGGTCCTAAACCTCCGTTCCTCGTTCTACCGCCACCAGGTTCGACATCGCCCACCGGCAATGAAGATGCATCATCCCCCCAGCCGTCATCGTCGTCTAAACTCATGAGTTTGGCCTTCGGTTTGCCTCCCTGCTTATCCTTAGCTCCAGCTCCAGAACCATCGGATACCTTAGCACTGGCATGCTTATCCTGCGGTTGATTTCCCGACACGACCTTAACTGCTCCATCCTTAGGTTTAATCCCCTTATCAGGCGCCATAGGATTAGAGTGTTTGTCTGCTTCATAAGCTGCGGGTGGTTGCATCGCTTTCTTAAGTTTGCTCTTACCTCCCGTTCCTGCATTCTTAACTTTGCTGCTTATCATAGAGTTGCCCTTAGGCCCACCCCCCCCTACGAGCTCAACCTTGGCTTCCGCAAAACGTGGCCAAACGTCATCAGACCCAGTATACTCACCATGGCTGCCGTTCAACTGTTGAACGAGATCAAAAGCCGCAGCGAAACTCCAAGGACGCCGTTCCTTGGCCAACACACGTGGCGTGTGCTTACGTGGCTGCTCCTCCGCTACCACGTCTATCCACCTTCCTGCACCGAACATACGGTAGCAAGGCAAGGTGGCCAGTGGGACGCATTCTTCCCCGCTGCTTCTGGATGCGACATCTTCACCCAGGCTTGGTGGGTCTTCGCCCACACTTGATGGCCGCTGTTCCTCGGCCGATACACATCGCGTGTGATTTTGAGACTGCTTCTCAGGTGCTTGTTCACCTCTACTTCCCTCACGGAAGGCTCCCTTGGATGCGTCGGCTTCGCCCAGGCTTGGACGGACTGGGTGTCCGTCTGATGAATCGCCCCCGCAGCGATTCTTGTTGTTAAAAATAACTAAAAAGTGACCGTCTTTCCGATCTGTCTCCAGGTTTTGTTTCTTCATTTTTGTTATGTAGATACACTTACGATTTCCGACTTTATCCATCTCTGGCCGTTGCACAGGCGTAAGTTAGTGCTTCGCTCTTTTATAGTAACCCCTCGATTAGGGGATAAACAGTGTTTTCGGGAGAACACCATTTCTCATAATTAATGAGGCCGCATTGATCCGACATAGATCAAATAGTATAAACGCTATTTCCGTTTTTCCCAAAGGGACTCAAACCCCAACGTAAATTAACGATGCATCAAATATTAGCAGCAACTATTGAGTAATTACCTCAATTAATCACCGGCCCAATCGGCCTGCGTGGCACTTTCCTACGTATAATACTATGCCGACGTCAAGGATTCTAACCTCGGGGGAATCTTAATCGGTGATTAACCAACTTGACCAATCCCCCAATAGCCAAGTGAATGCAACAACGTATGCCGTTGTTACATCAACAATAAGAAGCAGCCACCAGGTGTGACCGCAAAACATTGCCGTGTGAAATGCTAGTAATTAAACTAGCTGGGAGTCTTACCCTTTCCTAACGATGCATCACACACCGGAAGAAACACGTCGCTCATACTGCATTCATTCTAATAATAATTAAAGACATATTAAAACAATTGCAGACTGTGAAAGGTTCGGAGCACTTCCTTACCGGGAGTTCTACCCTTTCCCAAGATTAATTAAATAGTCTTGGAAACTTGTCGCTAATCGCCCCATTGGGCAGCACACACCCACTGCTAGATGTGGCTTCATCTCCCTCCACCACCGGAGGTTTTCCATCCCACTGCGGGTGGCTCTCGTACTTAATAACGCCCCCTGGTGGGGCCCATTTTCCCCCAACTCCGGAGGCTCTCGTTCATTTAACGTCCACTGATGGACCCGTTAATCTCTACTACAACACTTAAGCTTATATTGTTGCAGCACTACACTGTTTTACGTCGGTGCAATTGCCGTCTGGCTGAACGGCATAAGAGCGCGACCTCTCCACTCTATAGACCGAAATGGTCCGCCCGTCTCATGGGACTTCGCTGACTAACAGCTTCGGCTTTCACCCAGGTGCGAGAATAAAAGGATAAGGGATTACCCGGTGCTATTTTTACAACCGGAGCCTTCTCCTTCGCATTATTGAAACATCAATTCGGAGAAACCCGAAGTCATACCGGACATGGCGGCACGTCCAGGCCCATTCACCAATCTGGTTAATGCCCCGCCTGTAACAACATTATCCAAATCGCGAGCTGCAGCCAAACCGTTACGTATTTCACGTATAATATTATTTGGGGCATTTGCCATAGTAATAACGGCTTCTACAGTGGCCGTTGATCCCAAAGCCACCGAAGGCAAGCCAGCAGGTGAGGGCGTTAAACCTACCCCGGCAGCCTGTCCGATAATAGGTGTGGTTTCATAATGCTGGATAATATCTACTTCCACAAGCGCCAAGGACGCGGTTGAGGGAAAACCCTCAAAATAAAGTATAATTGCTGCACTACCTTGAACGCTCATGTTATCGCGCAAACCCAGGGATGCAACAGCTCCCACCGAGTTCACCAAAAGCTGATCACCAGTGGCCGTAGGCCCCGCACCGAAAGTAGATGAAGTAATTGCAGCCTTCATGGTGTAGAAAGCTGGGTGAAAAACAGCATGATTAATGTCAATTTCACATCCAGCCACAAGATCACTAACCACATAATCACCAGACAATGGAAGATTTTGCAAGGCACTGCTTGTGCACAAAGAAGGACTAGGTAAACCACAATTCGACAACATTGCTGTATATCCAGCAGCAGACAAAGCATTGAAATTCAAAAAGCTAACAGGTGGAAGACCCTCACAAAGTGGAACGACGGCAACATAAATGCGGCCAACGCCCACCAAGGGCGCCTGTAAATTCCGGATCTTAATACCAGCCCCCACCATCCTGAACTCAGTACACACAGTAGCCAACAAGGCTTCAGTAGTCAACCCATAAACTCCCGTATTAGCACTAGTTTGAGCGGCACCGCCCCTGGTCAGCACACAAGAGCCTCCCGCACTAACATCAACCAAACTGACAAAAGGGTTTGGCATACATACCACACCAAAATTGGACGCTCCGCCCAAAGTAAAGGTGTTCTTCAAATGATAAGATGAAGTAGGGAAGGAATACAGATCAGGAACTTTAGCACCTATGGCATCGGGTGAGAATGGACTCATCAATGCAGTAGCAAACGACTTGATTGCCTGAGGCAACCTAGGCTTAGCCACCGCAATGGAACGAGTCATACTATCAGGTAATCTAATGGGCTTAACCAGCTCACGACCCACAGCCTCCCCAGCCTTCTTACTGGGAACCCCGCCCAACAAGGCCATAAGCTTAGACGTGTTGTTGCTCTTCTTTTTAGAACCAGAGGCTTTTGGTTTAACGGTTTTAAGGGAGATCCGAACTCCTTTCTTTTGCGTTGAAGCAATTGGTTTACAACACGGAACCCCCAATCAAAAATTCCGTAAGGGTGGATGAACTACGTCGTAACGTTCATTCTTAACGCGCCACCAGACACTAAAGTCCAAACACGGTATCATTTTCCCAACTAAGGCCCGAATGATGTACTGCCTAAGCCGGGGTATACGTAACTACAGCTTAATCCGCTGCGCTGCTTCCGCTCTATTTCATCACGTAGTGAAGGAATTATATGCCTCTAAAAATATAGAGCGCAGGTTCCTCCAAGTAGCACACCATCAAGCTGCTACAATATTGTGTAAACACTCAAACCCTAAACCTATGTCTCAGAAACACGCAGGGTTGCCCGTTCGCCGGGCCACTACCAATGAGTTAGTAGCGTGTAAAACT